CATAACCTTACGGAATCCGTCCTTCAGACGCGAACTGCCTACATAACCCCAAGGGATAAACGTTAACGAACAGGCTCGTCCGGGACCAATCTAGTCCATACACATCAAAGCATCAATGATGTTGTAAGCGGGGTTGAAGTGTTTATACTTCTTAGCAACGTGAATCGCCAACTCTTCAGGATCCACCCCGCGGTGAAGAGTTTGTCTGTTGATCCTCCAAGATGCCATCAAAGCAGGTCTGTCAGCGAGGGTCCTGACAGCACTAAACTTCTCGGCCTGCCGCATGGGATCTATCACTGGAACCACTCCTTCGTCCGTATCCTCCATAAAATGACCCAAGAAGTACGGAACATCAGGCGAAACCAATTTGCTTGTCATACCAAAATTAGCATTCATCCTAGCTACACGAACAGCAAGATCTTGGATCGGTTTTGAGCACACGTGAGAATCGTCCCCTTCAAAGGCGCCAGAGGCATTGGGTTGCATAATACCAGACAGCCTGACACTGGCATATGAACAAAATCCATTACCCAAGATCGTGCTCCAAAGACCGGAACAAACCTCGGCAAAAAGACTCATCGAGTTCCCCTCCTGGTCACAAGCCGTCTTATTGAAGGACACGGCAATCATCTCGAGCACAATATCCTCTGGCATTCCAAGAATCATCAGAAGAAGAGCGAACATGATAAGAAGATACGAAGGAATACTCCTATCGAACTTCTCAATATCAAGGTCTGTAATTGTCAAACCAGACCTCTTCCATGACTCAAAGATCTTTGTGACCTCGTCAATCGGCATACAAGGATTGATGAGTAAGTTTGACCTCATACATTTCCTGAGACGACGACGAAGCGCCTTTCCGTAAACAAGAGCGCGAAGGGCGGTTCCGTTGATGGCATAAATGGTCACCTGCGGAGCATTTCGCTTAGTAGCACTTTTCCCATCTCCTCGTGTCTTAAGCTGCTTCTTCAAACCCGTATGTAAGAGCGTGAACCCCTCCTCCACGGATATGGTGTCCTTGCCCTGGAAAAGCTCTTTATCCGCCACGATACACTCATTAGTGGTCATGTCGCGATAGAGCTCGTTCAGATCGTCGCGCGTTGTCTCAAGAGGGTCACTAGGGAGACCGTTCGGGAACATATCCTTGACAAGCAACTCAAGCGAACGACATGCCTGAGGCAAATCGACCGTCAGACGTACAACGTCGATGAGATTTCTCTCAGTCCATGCGTGCGCCAATGAGTCAAGAGATTTTTGAGTAACTCCCAATCCGGTCAGAAATCCGTTGGGCGTGTAAACGAACTTCGGTGTCTCTTTAAACTCAGTATCAAGATTAAAGGTGGCCTCTCCCTTAGCCTGAATGGTGGTCTCACAATCGACGAACAAATCATCAACCAGAGTTTGATCCCCCTCAAGAGATGGTAACACCTCAAGAGCCGCATCAGCGACCGTGTCTCCAGATTCTCGCGAGTAGGTTCCATCAATGATCTCATTATCCCAAACAGTGAGAACATGAGGTCGCGCCATGTCCGACATGTCATCAGAAGTGGGATCTGCGAGCGTGTACACGGAGTCCTTATACTTGAACTTCTTGGCCTCCGTCTGCACGGATCTGATCACTCGCTTAGCCAAACGTTCCAGCTGCTCTGGGTCGGTGTGAGCCTTCCTATGAGTTGCCTCATCGATCACTGGGTGTTCGGAATCCTCCAGCTCTTCCTGGATATCGGCACCATAATCAGGCAACTCCAATTGCTTGACCCCTTCAAGAGATCTAAACAGTCGCAGTCCCATGGTATCCGCACCAGCATGAGCATAAGTGAGTTTCTTCTTACACCTAGTTAAGGCAACGTAAACGAATGGCAGAGATTCGGACATAGGATTAATGGTCGATTGAGAGTCGACAAAGAAAACCTCGTCCACAGACTTGCCCTGAGCTTTATAGGTGGTAGTAGCATCGAACTTTTGCTCTTCCACCGTAGTGTGGGTGATGATAGTAGCACCGCGTGCCCTCGCGGCTTCGAGATGCTCGTAATTAAACGTCACCTCGCTAAAATCGATGTTCTCACCAATCCCCTCACACTCCCTGCCGGTTATAGCCGTGCAGAGGCGCGCCAAATTCGGCCCAAACCGACGCGTCTTATACTCATACTCGATGCTGTCTGCAACATCATCCAGTAGAGGTGTAGCATCAGTTGAAGTTGTGTCAAAGAACTTCAATTGATACTTGTCCCCGTACAAAGTTAGGCGCTTTGCGCCTAATTTGATTGCCAGATACCAAATCCTTCCGGGGTGAAGAAGATAGCATTCGTCAAACGCCAAATCGTGACCCGCAAACCTTCGAGTGGTGCAAAACTCGGCCGCGGCCATGGTCGAAGCAATCGATACCGCCTTTTTGGCTGCACGAAGCTCGATCTGTATTTGTTCGACAGCGTCCCTCGACTCAGCGAACATAAGTGCATGCTCGCTGCGCGCCATGGTGTAGGTCTTTCCATTTCCGGGTAAACCACCTTTTATGTGGACGATACCATTGTAAGTTGACTTCCCAGTCGTCCTGAGCACGTGATCGACGTCATCTAGTTGCGCCCTCGCGAAACCAAAATCCATCAAACCTCTAACTCTCAAACCACTAGGGTTGTTACCATCGGAGTCAAACACAACGTCATGCCTCCCGCCTTCATCCCAATAGGTGACCCGACGATTAATCATCTTCTTTCCTCCAACGGGTTTGAAATCGGTCAGCTTAAAGGTCTGAGTTCCATCGTGACCATCAGGTTGTCTGTGCATAAGATTGTCAAAATCCTCTTCAAGGATCGCCAACCTCTCCAAATAACACCTATAGTCAAGAATCTGCGCGGCTCGGGTAGCAGCATTTCCAGCCGTGGTTTTAAAACTCTTAGCAGTCGACCTGACAGTTTCTCCTGCCACAGCATAGGCCCTGTGGCATTCCTGAACGCTCTTCAAGGCTCCTGGCTCGAGATCACCAAGAATCTCCTTGTTACGTCGTTCGGCAGCTTCACGATAGGTTTCCCATTCACGCTGCACTCTGGAAAACAATTCTTTGTCAACACCGTGTGGCCCAATCTCTTCATGAAATGAGATGATAGCACCGTGATACTGGTTCTTGACCTGCGTCATGACCATTCCGGTGTACTCGTTAGGGCGACACTTCCTCTTTGCACACTTTCCGCAGAAGTAGTGATAAATCGTCTCCGATTCAATCTCTTCTTCGGTAAGTGTCAAAGACTTGTTAACAGGGACAATGTTCACTGTCGTACAATTGAAACACTTTTGCTCAAACCTATCATTGAGTAGAAACTTGCCAAACAACGATGCTTCTTCAGCAATGACCGTGGATGAGCTATCTGTCGCATCATCCTCGTCATCACCCACTTCGGCATCGGCACACACCATATCTTTCGGTCTATAACCAAAGTAGAAAGATACGTACCATACAAGTGACTCAAAACTGGAATTTGTGACGTCTTTTTCTCCCGAAAGATAAAGGAACCTATCTGAGGACCCATTGTCACCATAACCAGTGTTCCTCAAGAAGGAAACCTTCCTGTGCAAGATTTTGGAGCAGAGTTGCATCAAGAAAGGGTGACTCGGAGCTGGAATTCGAGCCACAATCGGAGCTTCCTTATCCAAGGCGTACTCGAGAACATCGAAGAATTCGTCCATACGTTCCTCGTTCTCGGCTCCAACCCCTATATCGATCCAGATAAAAGTGGGCCGCTCTCTCTGGAGCCAATGATGCACTTCCTTGGCGACGCGCTGATATTTGTGCCCTGACCTTCGTGAGACGTTGAAAACCACTTTTGGAAACCGCTCTATATGATGAGAGATTCCATCCGTATGTTTAGTAGGATGCTTCAAAAGTCGTGCCGAGATCGCGTTAACGGTCTCAGGATCGTTGTGTCCTTCCTTGACTCCGATATAACGATTAAACATCTGAGCCATCTTCTTCTCAGCAATATCATCCGTCAATTTCCAGGAATCACAATCAGGATCGTTCAACTTCCCTGTCCCAAAATAATCCATGGGCTCATCGCGATTAGGTTCTGCGAAGATCTGCGTGTAATAGCCACGCTGCTCGAAGAACTCAGCGGTACCATATGGAAAATCGCCGAATAACAAAACTGTCTCCGGCCTCAAGGGATCAGCAGCCAAATAGGCACGATCAGAGAGTTGATTCTCGTCGGAATCAGCGATACCCACGGTAGAGAAGAGGAAATCTTTGACGTGACTTCCAATCGTCTTCTTCTTTTTCAACTCTTCCGGGGCCCCAACAATGCCCCAAATTTGAGCCACTCTCAGCGCACTGAGTACATGACCAAATGATTCAGCGTAGGATCGCCGCTCGCTTGATGAGCGCTCTGCAGTTCCTTTCGCCGGCGGGTACCTAAGCACCCATTCTTGTCCCTTCCTTTCAACCCTGCCTCGAACAAAATCGGTGCGGAGTGGAAGCCCCAAGGAAGTAACAAGACGATCGCTATTGGAAACGATCCTGTCCTCAAGAACAACATCGAGGCATTTCTCCACGCTCTCGACGAATTCGCCATGTCTAATGCAGATAACATTGTTCTGCACACGGCTCTTGAAGGCTCGGATTTGGGCCCCAGTGACCTCACCATCGCGGAAGAAGACATCTCTAACCCGATTCCAAGCATTCAACAAGCGAGGAAATCTAGAGGCGTACAATTCTTTACCGCGACTCAACTGAGTATCAAGATCACCAAGAATCTGCTCCAAAAGCGCGTTCTTGGTTCTCTCTTGCCACCAACCCGCAAGGGTGATAACAGAGAGATAATCAGCCACCAACTTGTCAGCAACCGACACAATCAAACCGTTAATGGTGAGAGTGCTTCGTTTGTTACGAGTGAAGGCCAGGTTCTCAGTAAAGGTCTTAGCCACCGCAGACTTTGCGATGACAGAATGCATAACGTCTGTGGGAACGTAAATGCGAGAAACCCCGAACATCTCATCGATCAACAAACCGGAGATCGAAGAGAAGTCCTTCCGTCCCTTGACAGCAATAGGCCTGACAAGAGAATACTGCACCCGGGTGAGGGTGAAGGTGACCGTGCAGATCGGTCCTTGCTGTTCAGCAGTCCAGAAAAGAGAACGCTGAGCATAGTTGATATTACCGCCGCGACACCACTCGGCAGAATATCGTTTGTCATGCTGATAAGCCTGACCATCCCCCAGAAAGACCAACACCTGATCACCCTCAGGCTTTCCGGTCACACCATATTCTTTATCGACGAACTTGTCATCGTGCATGGCGAGGTGGATGAGATTGGTGGCATAAAAGGTGTGTGCATTACGCTGCACCATCATCTTCGCCACCTGCTTAGGGTCAACCCCCCAAAGCGCGCAATCCGATAGGATCACATCGGTTTTAAACGAGCAATCAAGCGCGTTCCTACCGCAAGCCAGATTAGAATGATTCATCTCTAGCGCGTTAAGAAAGGCGAGGGATTTCGCAGAACCATTTCTGCGAATCTCGTCGAGGTTTCGAGTGTACCTCTGAGGGTCTTTGGCCTGAAATACATGGAAGCATGCATGCACACATTCCTTGCACTTGAAGAAATCGGCGGGGTTAGGCCCAACCTCCGCAAACTTAGTAGTTTTGATTTTTCGTGTCACGATCGCGTGACGAGCTAAGTTTTGCGCTAACTTAGAAAGCACATGTGTTCCGCGAGGACCAGAGCTGGATACTCGATAGCCAAAATCTCTCAAAATCGTTTTCTCTTGGGCTGGCTCAATGAGCTGCGCAAAAGGAAAGGTTAGAGGTTGGTTCGGTTCCTTGGTAGGGTTCTTGCTGTTAGACATGTTGACT